TTATCAGCGTTCCCCGCCGCCGTATTTGCTTTTGTAGCCGCATTATTTGCAGATGAAGCCGCACTATTAGCAGAACCCGCTGCGGTGTTCGCACTATTGGCGGCTGTCTCAGCTTTTTTTGCCGCAGCTACTGCATTTTCATAGGCGGTCTGAATGTGTTCCAAACTTACCTTGACGCTCGTTTGAACCCCGTTTATCAGCTTAACGCCGATTGTGTATAATCCTTTCAGATTATCGGAAAGGGTTAATTCGCTGATTTTAATTCTTTTCAATCCCATAATTTCATATTATTTTTCGTAAGTCAATCGCAAACTCCCCGTCTTCTGTCACAACCAAATCCCGTGTTTCTGTCGCAAGGACAAATTCATCGTCTTCAAGCCTGAATGATATGAAACACAGGGTTATGGTAAATTTGAGCCATATTTTATCTGAACCGTAAAATTCAGACACGGAGCAACTTTTATAATGGCAGGGGTATTCATAGCCTGTTTCATCAGAGTATAGCATTCGTTGTTCAGGTTGCACAAGGTTATAAAGCAACGCATCATAATTGCGCCACAATTCGGTTAAACTGGCGGCTTTCATAAGGCAGTTTATCTTTACGTCCTTTGCTTTATAGGTCACTTTCTCTCCGTCATATAAAGCCCCGTTCAGCTTTTTGATATTACGCAGGAGGCAGGTCTTGACATCAGGGGATTTTTCAATCTCATCAAAAGTCCCGTCCAACACGATAATCCCGTAATCTGAGAACGGTTTTCCGTCAAGTTCATAATTATCTGACCCGTAAAGAGAGCTTTCAGGCTCTTTGTAGGCATATTCGCTCAAAGGGAAATCATCGGCAAGTTTTATCGTTATAAACCCGATAAGCGTTGTCAAATCCGTGTTCGGGTTTGACACGAGGCGCAGGCTATAAGAACGTCCTATTTCCCTGAAATCAAATGTATGATAGGCTTTATCTGATAACAGTTCAATAAAGCCTCCCCAACGGTAATCCTTGCCTGAGAGAACAATTTTCAATGAAAACTCCTTTGTGTTCAATGTCGGTTCAGAAAGGTCAGGTTCTATACCGTCTTCTTCCTGCCAATCGTTACTTGTGACAGCTTTCAGGGGAGGGTACGCCACAAGTTCGTTGTAGCCGCCCTCCTGAACGTATATGCCGTACTCTGTGAACGCATCCTTACCGTCTATGTAAAATCGACCTGACATCATAATATTACCGCATTTCCTGATACGTTACGAATTTGTTGGCAACCCGTTGAACCCTTGACGGAAACAACCGCCCAGCCCGAAGCGTTGATGAACGCCTTAGCCCCGTGAAGAAGAAAGACTTCATGGCGTTCAAGCGTGTCACAATTTACCGTTGCGCTTGTGCGTCCGATAAGAACCGCTTTTCCGGGGTTTTTCAGCGTGATTATACCCGCATCAATGTAAACGCCGTATTTCTCAGGGTTGAACGGTTTGAACAGCCTGAAAGTCGCTATATTCGGAAAACGATGTCTTATACAGAATTCCATCCCCTGCGGGCTTGTGAACAGCCGTATGAGGCTCTGTAAATCTTCCGTCCCTTTAAACATCTCACACATGCGGTATTTCTCCGCCATATTTGGCAAGGAACGACTATCGCATTCTTGCCGGGCTTGCTCTTTGACGACCCTCCATTGGGCGTAAACCTGTCTGATAATTTCTTCCATATCAATTCTTTAATTTTATGCCTTTCAAGGCGAAATCGTTAACTGTGTCTTTGGTCTCTTTGACAGAACTTTCAATGTTTTCAATGTGTCCCGCCATGTTTTCTGCGTGCTTTTCAATGTTCAAAACTGACTTCAAAATCATGTTCACGACAGAAAGAATGATTTTCGTGTTCTCGGATATTGAGTACGTGTGCCCCTGAATGGCTGTCGCACGTCCGCTCAGTTCATCAACACTTTCTTGCGAAGCCGTGGCGATTCCTTTCTGAGAGGCTTCACGGGTTGCGTCTGCCGTTACCTCAAACATTGATTTGACGTTCTCAGGCAGGTTTTCCCATATCTTGGCGAAGTCTGTCCCGACAGCGTTCAAGTCAGAAGCGAAACCACTCATAGATTGGATTACAGCGTCAAGACCGACAAACTGACCGTCTTTGAACCATTTAGCCTTATACTTGTCAAAAATCTCCCCGAGAGGTTCTTCAAGGAACTTTGATACAAGCATACGTTTCATAACGTCAGCCACAATATCTTTGACCTTATCGCCCCATGCCTCGGCGTAATCTTCGCCCGCCTGAAACGCTTCAAAAAAAGCGTTCCCGAGTTCTTGGGCAATATCGGAACTTGAACCGCCGATGATGTCCTCCACCATGTCATTGATGACAGCTACCGCCTGTTGTCCGAGTTCTTCAATCTGACGCTCCCATTCTTCTATTTTACCGTGGTCGGTTTTCTTCTTGTCTTCTTCATTCCTGATTTGTTCTTGAATAAGAAGCTGTTGCTGCGCAAGATTTCTAAGCTGTTCTTGGGCGTTACTGTATTTCTCACCCCCGAGAGCCTTATCAGCCGTGTAAGCGATATTTGCATACGCCGTGGCGAGTTTCTCTGCGGTTTTTTGGAGCAGTTCTGCATTGTTTGAAACATTGCTGAACAGGAGCCGCCAAGCCCCGGCTACATCATTGACAGCCTTTTTGTTTCTCAAAAGTTCTTTGTAAGTCTCTGATAAAGCCATTCTTACACGCTCAACGGCTTTCCCGCTGTTTTCTTGTAACCGTACAACATCTGCGTTGTCGAGTTCCCATTGAAGCTGGTCTATTCTGTCCTGCAGGGCTTCAATTTCTTCTTGCTTCTTGTCATCATTGTTGAACAGGTTCACAATTTGCATCGCTATTGACATGGCAGCCGATATGATAGTCAGGATGACAGAAGCCTTTTCAACCGTCTGAATGGCTGTTGCCGCCGCTGTCGCTGTTCCCTGAATACCCGTGGCAGACATATTCACGAGCTGAACAATGCCGTTTATCATTGACAAAGAGGCGGTCATAATACTACCAGCCGTTGAAATGATTTCGCCCGCCACGCCTCCAACCGTATCGCCGATACTCTCAAACTCCCGTTCGCATTCTTGAAGCGTCTTGTATAAGTCTTCCCACTCTTTGATTGAACGTTTACCCGGACTGACATCATTCTTTGCCTGTGCTTTCTCGACACTCTTTTGAGCTGTTGCGACTTTGGCACGGGCTGTAGCGATTTTATCAGAAGACCCACCGTTTTTTTCAAGTTCTTCAAGTTCCTTTTCGGCTTGCTCTAAGACCTGTTTCAACTGTTTGAGGGTCAGTTCGGCGATTTCATCGCACCATGCCTTGTACGTTTCCTCACGTTGGGCAAACTGTTCATCCACGGCTTTGTATGCTTCCTGTTCTGCACGGTCAAGTTCATCTACATTTCCCTGCGTGACCCCCTGACGAAGTTTTTTGTTCCCGTCTTTATCCGTTTCATAGAGATTTTCACGTTTCTTCTCGTATTCTTCTGTTATTTTCAGGCGTTGCTGCTCATAGGTCAAAACGTCTTGCAGCATATCGTCAAGGGCTTGTTTATTACCCTTGATTTTGATTTCCTGTGCAACCTTTTCATAAGACTTTAACATTGCCTGTTGCTCGGAAGACAAGTCGGCGGTAGTCAGGTTCAGGGAAGCACGGTATTCAAGTTCTTGTTCTTTTGTTGCTTTGGGGTTCTGATTGAGCCATTCAAGCACTTTTTTGTCTTTCAGGTCTTCAATCATTTTTTGCGCCCGTTTTTCATTCTCAGCGATAAGACGGTCATAGTTCAACTGAACTTGTGCAACGGTCTTTTCATAACCGTCTTCAAGTTCATTGATTTGAGCTTGACGAATATCTATTTCAGCCTGTGCAACGGCTTCTGAAACTTTTGTTGAATACTCCTTGATTTTAGCCGTGCGCTGGGCTGTTTCATCGGCGATTTTCTGCTGTTCCTTAGCCTGCCTTTTTTCCTCGTTCTTCTCCTGTGTTGTCTTCTGTGTTGTACCAGCCTGTTCAAACAGCTTTTGAAAGTCAGATGAAACAGAGGTCATTTTCTCAGAATACTTGTTTATACGAGCGTCAATCTCGTTCAAAACGGGGTCATTGGCGATTGTCTGTTTGAACGCTTCACGGGCTTTCTTCGCACCCGCTTCCGTGTAAACCCATTCCCCGCTACGGTCAACATATTCGTAGCCTCCTTGTGTCGTGTGAGAATATCCCGGCACTTTGCTCCCCGGCTGAATCTTGTCCATTTGGTCTTCAAGAGCCATTTGGCGTTCAACCCTTTTCGCATAGGCTTCATCAAGACGGGATTGCCATGCGGCTGCTTCCGCACGTTTCTGAAAGGCTTTCATCATCAAAGAAGTGTTCTTGACAAAGATGTTTTCTGCGTCATTGACACTGTTGACGGCAATTCCTAAATCCTTGAACTTAGCCTGACTTTCTTTTATCCATTCACGCTTTTCATGGGCTGATTTACAGTTCTTGTATTCTTCTTGAAGACGTTTGTACGTTGAAATGGCTTTGCCCGCTGATTCGCTAACCTGTTTGTTGAACGCCTCGGCTTCCTCACGCTCTTTTTTCAAAGCGTCAGCGGCTTCGTCCGTTGACTTTCTGAAAGTAAGGAACGCTGTTGCGGCGGCAGCGAGAACAGACAGAACCAAACCGAGGGGATTTGCCTTTACTGCCATGTTGAAAAGCAGCATAGCGTCTTTGGCTGAACGCACGGCGGTTGTCAGGGATAAGAAAGCCTGAACACTCTGCCAAATAGCCATCAGCTTATGGGCGGCGGCGACAGCGATAACGGCGGCTTTATATGCTCCGTATGTGGCGATGACGGTCAAAAGGATATTACCGACTGTTTCCCAGTTCTCAATCAAGGTTGATACAAGACTGAGAGAGGTATTTATTACTCCTTCCTGAGACTGACCGATGGCATTGAACATTGATTCGATATTGTCCTCAATGTTTGAAATCTGACCATTGACTGCTTTTGACTGCTCTTCCATAAGACCTCCGAACTTGCTACCCTCGTTCGTCAGGTTCTCAATGGCTTTTTGAACCTCGGGGAAGCCTACCTTTCCGTCTTCAACAAGTTGTTTGACTTGATTTTCAGCTACGCCGAACTGTTTGGCGAGTTCTTCCATAAGAGGAATACCACGCCCCAAGAATTGGTTCAGGTCTTGTGTGTACAAGCGTCCCTGAACCATTGTCGTTCCGTACAGATAGGCAAGGTCATTGATAGGGATTGAAAGCCCGGCGGCGATGTCCCCAAGGCGAATCAGTGTATCGTTAACGTCATTCGCCGCAACGCCATAGGCAAGAAGCTGTTTCGCCGCCTGACCAATGTCTTTCATGCCGAACGGGGTTATGGCGGCTGTCTTGATAAGTTGGGACATCAGTACATCAGCCTGACCCGCAGAGCCAAGCATGGTTTTGAAAGCGATTTCAAGCTGTTGAAACTCGCCTCGTACTGTCGCTACGTGCGTGATGAAATCTTTTATCTGAGATACGGCAAACACGCCCGCAACGGTCTTTCCGATTTTCTTGAACGAATCGTCAATTCTCGCACCTTCATCAACAGCCGTTTGCCCGATACCTTGAAGCAAGCGGCGTGACTCGGACGCTCCAACTCTTAACTGTGAGTTATCAAGACCGACACCGTAATTTAATCTTCCACCGTCATTATTCATTATGCCAATTATTTAATCGCAGGTTTCAAAAAATTTTCTTACTTCTTCTTTGTTTCTCGGGTCATCAGCCTTGATGACCTTTTGTTCTTCACCCTTTTTCCCGTCATTTTTCTTATTGTATGTCGGGAGAATTGCCCCGTACATTATCATGTTTGTATAGCTGATATTGTGCAGAACGTAGTCGAAAGTCAGATTATACCCTTTTGCGAAACCGCCAATTACAGCCCAAATGCTGTCGTTCAATTCTCCACTTTCCTCGGATGAAGAAGATTGAGTTCTGTCAGGAAAGTGGTAAGCCCGAAAAAATCGGCAATCTGCATTTTTGATAAAATTTGGCTCACAATCAGGTTCAGGGCTTTCGGTTCGACATCTTCAAGAAGTTCTTTTGCGAGTTCCGCTTTTCTGTCAATGGTAATTTCAACCTCAACCATGTGCTGGCGGCGAATAAGCCCGCACAGATACCGTTTTTCTTTGATTTGCTGAACTTTCTTCTTCTCAATGATGTTCTTTGCGCCAAGAATGAGAATAGCCGCTATGTCGCCGAGAATACGGCAGTCTTTCGCCACGGACAAAGTTTCTTCAACGACCTTTTCGGCGTCAAGCACAATATGGGGAAGTTGCGAGATAGCCTCTGAAACAAGAATAAGTGTCGCCGTACTTGCGTGGGCGACCTGATATGTCTTTTCGCCGACCTTGACATCCAAAGGCTTTTCAAGGACGGTTTCCGCAACCATCTGTTCTATTGTCTTTTCATTCATAATCTGATATTTTTTAAGTTTCTAATCAGGGGCGGGAGCCGGAATCGAACCGACATGCAACCGGGAAATGCGTTCAGGCTTCACGGTGGATAAACCAGTGTATCAATCCCGCCAAAGGCTTTTAGCCTTTTGGTTTTGTATAGGGCTTGACTATCTTCCCCGTTTTTGGTTTCAGACAGCGTGTGACATAATGAAGCATCTTTCCCTCTGCGGTTGAGTAGCTCTCATCGCAACGAACCACGGAACGGTCAATTAACGAGCCCTCGCATTCTTCATCTTCGGGCGTGATTCGGAAAGCGTGCTCGCCTGAAATCAATCCGTCATTGTCTTCAAAAGGACGTTCTTCGCCTTTCTTGACAAACAAGTCAAATTCAAGCGTGTAGGAATTCTTTCCGTATCGTACATCGACAAGCTCGCCGCCCTCTTCCGTGGCGGTCTTCTCAGTTCCCGCAGTCGGGGTTACTTTTGTGGTATCTTCCTTTGGCGTAGGAAGTTCCGTCCATGATGCGCTCGCTCCGGGAGCCCCGTCTATTGAGGGGGTGGTTTCAATTTTGCATTTACCCCATGATAATACTGACATAACTTATTCGTTTTAAATGTTCTACATTGATTTGATATTCAGAGGCGCATCATCGCTGCCGAAGAAATCATAATGAAGTTTCACAACGATGAAATGCTGATTGATGTCAGGTTCAGCCTCCGTGTAAATGGTTTGTTGAAGCCTGAATTTATAACAGGACTTATCGGCAGTCAGGCTTTTAACCCATTTATCGGCGAGACGTTCTATTTCTTCTGCCCGCTGACCGTCTTCAACGAAAACCCCGTTATCGTAAGGGTCAACATCTGGAACATAGATATTCACGGTTACAACGCCCGTTTGAATGTCACCCGAAAGACCCGATGTGAATATCACAACGGCATCCTCCTTGCGGCTGTCTCTCGGGCGATTACTGGTCTTACCGTCCCCTCTGTAAACGTCCCCTGAAATCATCGAGGAAAGGGTACTGTTTTTCAGCAGACGGTACACGTCCCCTTGAATTTGTTTTGAAGTCTTAGCCATATAAGTTCTGTTTAATGAAATCCGAGTTGTTTCAACATTTGCGGTACAAGACGTTCGGCAAGAAGTTCTGAACTGTCGAGAACGTCAAGCCCCTTTGCGGACACATAAGAAGCGTAGTTCATACCAGCCACGACAATAAGGCATATACCCTGCGGGAATTTTCTTGCGAGGCTTTTCACATACGCCGCCCCCTTTGAAGAACCGTCCTTGCCTTGTTTCACGGTTTGGAAGCTGGAAGAATGGATTATTCGCCCGTCAACCGTGATAACATAACCGATTGAACTTCTCAGGTTGCCCGTGCGGTCTTTGTAAGAATTGGTTGAACGTGCCCGGTTCAAGACTGCCTCCCCGATATACATCAGGTTTCGGATAAGAACTTGTTTCAGCCTTTCAAGCTGCTGTTCTGTATATCTGTCAATCTCCGACATCGGTGTTAGTTGTGTGATAGGCATATTCCTCTCAGTTATTTTTTGCGAAATCGGCGCATGTGGCGTTTACTTTTCTTATTGGTATGTTTGACCGGGTTGAAAAAGCAAAGCCGACATACAGCCGCAAATCGCTTTAGACCAAAATTCTTACTTCGCACACGGCTTCAAGCGGTTCAGCTTGAATTATTGAAAACGTGCCAATCTCTTTCCCTGACAGGTCTTTCAAGCGTAGCTGTTCCGAGGGAACGGGTTGTTCTTCAATCAGAATTTCATAGGAAGCCACAGTAAAATGTTCCCCCTTGATAATTCCGAGTTGGTTGAACTTCTTCGCCTTGAACTGACAAGGGATAAGCTCGCCCCACGCCTCAGAAGACGGTTTGATGGGATAGCCCGTTTCAGGGTCAATCCCGTTCGCTGTCTTTGTCTTGAATTCGATTGTTCCGTTTTGAATAATCATAGCCGAGAACCTTTATATCCGTAAATAGGTTTGTTTGCGCTGCCGCTATCATCGTCAAAGTCTTTGTACAAGGCTTTGGCATGATTACGGAATTGCGTTCTCTGTTCGTCCGTGAATGAATAGGACTGACCGCCCTGAGACACGTCAGGAGCGAAAGACAACCACAGAAGCAAGTCTGCTTTGGCGAGGTTGTAGCTTTTCCCTTTCAGAACCTCTGCTGTCGCTTCCGTGTCAAGGTCAAGCCCCCGTTTGTTCGCTGTCTCAACAAGTGTTCGGAGCGGTATCGGGTAGGCGTTTATACCTTTCAGGTTTTCAATCACTTTTGCCATAATTCAAGACCGTTTTTAATCCCAATCTTGTGCGTCCGTTCTCACGTAGATGTTGCGGTAAGCCGTATCAAATACGGGGATAGCGTCAGCCTGACCGATTGTAACCTCGCTCTTAGGCTCAATCGTACCGTACTTCTTGACAACTGTATGGGCACGCACGGCTCTCAGAATTGTTTCTTCGTTTTCCTGAAGAATGTCATACTGTGTAGAACCGAGTATTTCACTTTCTGACAAAATCATACGGCTGTTCTCAAACGGGTTGCCGGAAGTCTGTGAACCGTCTGAAAATTCACGGGTGATGGTTTGGTCAATAACACGAAGTTGAATACCGTTCAGCCATGCTTGTTTTGCGAGCATGGTGTTTACAGCAGCCAAGTCAGGTGTTTGAGAGATACCGAGGGCATTGGCGGCGAAAGAAGCGCACTGTTTAATGATTTGTTCCGCAGAACAGATTTTGTACAGTTCATCCAAGTTGATGAAAGCGAACTTCAAATTCAGGTTATTATCCTTACCCAGCTTCACAAACTTAGCAAGGTCGCCGATAATGTCAGCAGTTGACTTGTTGTTCCAATCAACGGATGATTTGGTTTTCATCTCATCATCCACGTCATAGTCAAGGTCAAATTCATTGGCGTAGGTTGCGTTCGTGGTGGTCGTGAATTTAAGCACACCAGCGTTTGATGCAAGTTTCCATGCAATATATTCTTCCTCCGACTGAACGCCGTTGAAACAGAAGTCAACATCGTTTCCCCAATACTCAACCAACTTTGTTGCGTCTTCGTCCTGAGCAAACGCCAAAGCGGTCTGATAATCCTTAATTTCAGAACGTGAAAGTTCACGGCTGATAGAGATAAACGGAATATCTCCACGTGCGCTCTCGAATATCGGGCGGCGTTTGCGCATGATAGTTCCGTTATCGGTGTGCAGGTCGGCGGCGACATTCTTCTTTTCAAGCTGGTTCGTTAATGTTTTCCAGTTGAAGCCGTTGACTTTCTTGACCGGAAAATGCTTCCCGAAAAGGAAGCCGGAAGCGTCAGCCGAGTTCAGACGGGCTTGAACCATTTGCTCGGTCAAACCCTGAATCATTGTATTTACAATAGTTCCCATAAATTACTTACGATTAATAGTTTATGATACCTTTTAGGTGTTTCATCACGCATTCGGGAAGCGGGTTGCCCTTTGTTACGCCAATAAGCCAAGCGTCCGTGTCAAGGTTTGAGTTCGGCACGATAGGCTTGCCTGTTCCGACAAGTGAAAGCGGTGTGTATTTCAGTTTTGATGTTGTCGTTGCCGATTCCTCTGCCGCTTCAATGATAAAGCCGCCTTTCTCAATCTTCACGCCGAGAGTTGTCCCGACCTTGATTGTGTCATGGGTTTTCTCTGTGGTTGTAATTTCCGTGATAGCATAAGCCTTACCACCTTCATCAGCCATGACGAAATCGCCCACTTTGAAATTGTGACCTTTGTTTACTTTGATGTCGGTTGCGGTTGTTGTAGCTTCTGCCGACAGAACGGCAATCTTCACAACGTGACAAATGCCGTTGTCGGGTGCGCTCAGTACTGCGCCCTCGTTCAGAAAATCGCCGCCGAGTTCAGAAACCTTGACTGAAACACCGCCGCGAATATCCGCTGTTTTGTGCATGAAGACACGAGGGGTACGTGTGTCTTTCCTGCGTGTTACTGTCATTCCCATTTTTTTGAATGATTTTGAGTGTTAAACATTAGAACGGCTGACCGTCAGCGGGCTTGTTATCACGGTGTGATATCGCCTCTATCTGCTCTTTTGTCAGTTCGTTCCCTTGACTTGATGAACCGCCGTTCTGTGCGGATGGTCTTCCGAAAACAGCCCCCTTTGCCCGTGTGTCATTGACAATGCCGTCCACCTCGGAAGTGATTTCGCCGACAAGCGTGTTGAACTGTTCATCGGTCAGCCCGTCAACAGGTGTACGCTCGTAAGCTTTTCTGAGATTTTCGGGAAGTTTCTCAATGATTGTGGAAAGTTGTTGCTTGCGGGTTGCAGTTGTACGGTCTCCGTCCATTTTGTTCAAACGCTCGGTTATCGTCTTGTTGCTTTCGATAAGAGCCTGTGCCCAAGCCGGAACTTGCTCGCCCCCTGCGGATTGTGTCTGAACGGTTTGCGTTCCTCCCTGCTGACCGCCCTGAGAACCGCCCCCGTTATCAACCTTTTGCCCGTCTTTCAGACCGTATTTGGTTTCATAGGTTTGTACGGCTGTTTGTTGGGCTTCTGTCGCACGGCTGTCGCCGTAGCTTTCAATGATTTCGATAAACTCTTTTGTTACCCCTGCAACGGCAGTTGTAACTTGTTCATCAGTAGTTACAGTCTTGGCGAGTTTGTCGGCAATCCTGTTCAATACATTTGCGTTGACCCCCGGAAATTTGGCTTTCAACGCTTCTAAAATCTTTTGTTTCATAACGACTTCTTTGTTTAACTGATAAGTTTACTGCAACAAAGGTATGGTTTATTTCTTAAAGTGATTACAATATACTCATAAAAATAACGCTTTTTTCTTGTTTATCTCGGTTTTTATGCTATAAAATATACTTTTAAGCTGTTTTGAGATTGTTCATAAAACAATGGAGTTAAATACTACGGAAGTGGAGTTAAGTGGGGTTAAAAATAATCTGTCCAGTTAATTTTTACCCGAAAAAGTTGATTATTTCCAAAATACTTAACTTATATTTGCAATGTGATTAAGATGTAATCACTTTTAAACCTCAAAAAACAGAAATATGAAGACGATAAGTTTAGCATACAGCACAAGAGAAATCAACCGAAATTTCAGAATCAAGGTTTCAGGCGTTGACGGCGAGGGCAATAAGGTTCACAAGCTGGTTGGCGTTTCGGGGGCTATCGCTCTTATCGGTGTTGAAATGTTCAATAAACTTTTGAAGCGGGCTTTCAACAGCGTTGAGGACAAATGCGTATGCAAACTCAGGAGAGGTATCAAATTTTCATTTTATATCAAATAATCAGGAGGAAACGATTATGTCAATCAATTTTAGAAAACTGAACCGTCAGGTTCTCCCTTTCAAACCCGAAGCAAAACGAGGATTTATCTTCATCGCCACGGATGAACAAAAGAAAAACGGTCTTTTCAGTATCGCAAAGGTTGGGAGCAAAAGAAGTCTTATGACCATTCTCGTTGATACTATCAATTCCGATGAAGACTTCAAACGCGAATTTTCAATCTGAATAGGAGGGCAGAATTATGAAAGACAACATGCGCAGTATCATCGAAGCAGCTTTTTGGGCTGGTTTTGAACCAAGTTCAGATGACTTGACAGAAGCCGCCTTGTATGAAGAGGCAAAGGAGTATTTAGAAAAATCATTTCAGTATTAACCAAATAAAAAACAGAGTATGGAAACAATGACAGTGACAAATGAAAAGACCTTACAACAGGGTTTAAATGATGTTGTTATCAACAAAGTTCAACGGATGATAGACGGGAAAGCCGTTGGGGTTCAGGCTACAATGGAACGCCTTATCAGCGAGGGGAAGATTGCGCAGGACTATATCGCCCCGATAGGCGTTAACCTGAGACAGAAAGACCACAGCCCCGTGATAACATTCAACGGGGGAGAACGCCTGATGATGAATATGCCTGACGGTCAGTTCTCGCTCCATGATAACGCCATAGGTCAGCTTGCCGATAGGATGGGCGTTCCGCAACGTTATCTCAGGCAGCTTGCACAGGGGGCTGAGTGGGCTAAGAACCTTGCCGCCGAAATTCTGAACGAGCATAGCGGATGGACGGAAAGAAGCCGTGTTCTTGTTAGAACCGTTGGGGAACAGGTTCGGGGTGTTCTCTCTGACAGTTATCGCCGTTTGAACAGTGTTGAAATCTTGACCGCCTTTGTTCAGGAAGCGGCAAAGCAAGGAGCGGTTATTTCGGACGCTTATATGAACGACACAAAGGTTTGGGCTGAAACAATTCTGCCACAGCCGCTTGTTATCCCGACAGCGAAGAACGGCGATGTCATCATATTTGCTGGCGCACGTTTCTCAACTTCTGATTACGGGGACGGGGCGGTTGACATGCGGGCGTTTCTTTTGAACGGGGCTTGTCTCAATGGCATGGTTCGTGAAAGTGTGATGAAGCAGGTTCACTTGGGGTCTAAGTTGCCTGATAACCTGAAACTATCCAACAGAACGTATGAACTTGACACGAAAACCACCGTTTCAGCGGTTAAAGACCTGACGAAAGGTTTGTTCGGGAAAGATAATCTGATGAAGAAAGCCTACGAGATACAAGGGGCTTCCGAAATTGATGTTGATTTCGAGCATGAATTGAAGAACCTGACAAAGAACGGAAGTCTTCTGAAACAGGAAAGCAAGGAAGTTGAAAAGATTTTGATGCGCAATGACCCCGAAGACGGTGTTCAGGGAGGTTCAACCCTTTGGAAGCTCACTCAGGCAATCACGGCTCACGCCCGAGAACTAACCCCTGAAAGAAGCCGTGAATTACATGAAATTTCAGGTTCGCTTCTCAACCGTGTGAAATTACAAGCATAAATAACTATCTCCCGTGAACCCGTCAAAAGCGGGTTTGCGGGTTTAAAAATAGACTGCAATGAAAAAGACTGATTTGACATTTATCGGGGTTGACAGTTGGGACAGACCCGTGTACAAAGACACCAACGGCAAATTATGGAAAGACATTACGCTCGGGAGCGATACGCCTGAGTTATATTCAGCTTGCAATAACGACTTTGAGGGAGAGCCTGATATGCCTATTGAAATGACTTATCCCGATTTTGAATAGTTGACATGATGTTTAACCCGCCCGACAGAGAGCCGTAAAAGCCCTGTGTCGGGCTTAAAAACCGAGAGACAACGATGACAGACGAAAAGAAATTTGAGTTCAATGAAGATATTGACAATGATTGTTTAATGACATGGAAGAACGCCCGGACTTTGGGACGTTATAAAGCCCTCTGTAATGAACGTGATTCGGTTGACGTGAAGAAATATGATTGCTTCTTCGCTTTCGGTAATGAATCATTCGCAAGGGGTATGAAAGGAATACGCCCTTTGAATGACGGGGAGAAGATTTACAGTTTCGGCGCAGGAGGCTATGGCACAAAAGACGGTATAGAACGCCTGTTCAAGTTTTACGAAGAGATGGAAGCCCGAATAAAGAATGAATGTGACCCGCAGGAGGTTTATTGCTATGAATACAATAACCATGAATGTTGCATTGCCTTTGACGGGGATATAGAAGCTATCAGGCTTGTTGCCCGGATATGGGGTGTCGAGACGGCGAAAACAATCAAACGGAGGTCGGCTTTTTATAGAGTTGAAGAACTTTTCAAAAATAATTAATTGAAAAAGTAATGTTTTCTACGAGATAATGTAGGTTTTCTCGTAGAAAACTATGCTTAATTAGTGTTTTCTGCGCAAGAAACCCCTAAAGGAGAGGAAAGAAAAGAATATAGAAAAAAATACTACTAACGTAGTATAAAAAAAGACCCTGACGGGTCAGGCGTACACACCCTGATTTTGGGAATGGGGTTCGCCTGACACAAGGTTGGGGCGTTAAACAGAAAAAGACTATGGCGAAAGAGCAAAAGACGATTTACCGGGTTCAGTTCAAAGAACCGCCATTGAACGATGACGAAAGAACAGAGTTCTTCTTCACGTCACTTGCGGCGATTTATGATGTCTTCACGGCAGAGCAAATCGGCTGCAAGGTCAACCGCTTGTACAACATCGGTTTGCCTGACGGTACACCGTATGACGGGAAACGTTGCCTGATAACTCAAGAGGCGATTCACAGTAAGGCGCAGAAAAAAACGTTCACGGGCTGAGAAATAAAATAAGCCCGAATAAGCCGATTTAAGGCGTTATTTTGAGTTAGCTTATAACTTGCACAAGATTGACTGCGAAAATCCAACAGCGGGGCTAAAAACAGGTAAATTGGCGGTGTTTGTGATTACAGTGTAATCATATTATCCGGTTTATTCGTTTGAGGCTTTCAAAAAACATTCGCTTTTTTTGCGAACTTTCAGAAAAAGAACTTATCTTTGCGGAAGAAAAAGAACTGAATATGGAAATAATCTTCAATGAAGAATATCTTCGGGAAATGTATAATACCGGGCGAACGGATAAGAAACACCGTTTTCAGCCTCAAATTATACGGAAATATATTCGTGTGATAGATTTGATGCGGGACACTTCAAATGTCTTGGGGTTAATGCGATACAACGCATTGAATTACGAGAAATTGAAAGATGATAAAGCGGGGCTTTCTTCTGTGAGAGTGAATGACCAATATCGCATTGAATTCGAGGAACATACCAAAGACGGGGAAACCGTTGCCACGATATGCAATATAACAGATTTGTCAAACCATTATAAATAATTGATTATGATAACAATACAGGGAGTTGACCCTAAAATGATAGCGAACAATATTGAGCCTGCGTTTCCCACGCATCCGGGGGAAATCTTGAAAGAAGAAATCGAATACAGGGGGATTTCTCAACGCAAGTTGGCTGAACGGATGGGCATAGGATATTCTGTTCTGAATGAGATATTGAACGCCCGCCGACCTGTCACTGAAAAAACGGCGATGATGTTCGAGGCTGCGCTGGGGGTTGAAGCTGAACCGTTGATGCGTCTTCAAATGAGATACAATGTGCGTATCGCCCAAAAAGACAAGTCTTTCATGCAGCGTTTGGATAATATCCGCAAGATTGCCGCCGTTCTTTAATGGCGTTGCGATTGCGCCTGAATGCCGGGCGATAATTCAGAACGTGAAGACTTACACCAATTTGGAAAGTAAAGCGTTTATACGTCAAATTCGGAGAAAATAACTTAACAGGTCAGAGTATGGAAACAGTTTTTGATTATAACATAACAGACAAAGAGCGTGAAGACATCGGAATATCTGAAAAGGAGAATTATTTGGCTTTTATTGATGAAGATAGTGCAAATTGGGGATTAGCTGAGTTAATGCATGAACGGGGAGATATGAAACGGGCGGCAATGTATGCTGAGAAATTGCCGCCCGATTTGAAGTGGGATTTTTACCGGACAATAACACACCCATAGGATTATTTCATTTGTTGTAAATGTTTGATAAAAACATTGTGCTTTTTATCGACCATGTCTTCAACAATATTGTATGCTTGTGTGATGTCATATTTCCCTTTCGCTTGAACGAACTTCACGATTTCCATTTGAATGTCTTCATACGGGGTTTTCAGGATGATGTCTTTGAAGTGGGCATGCGCCTCTGCTTGTGTGACGTTTATATGCTTCAACAGAGTTTGAAAGTTAGATACAAAACTTCCATATCCATAGCCCCGTTCAATGATTTCTTTAGTGTTGACCGCCTTTCCTCCGAGGCTTTTCACAAAGTCACGGTATGAATGACGTGCACAGAACTGATTGATAGTTTCCATAGTTTTGCTTTTCAGTTTTGTTTTCTTTTTCAAATCTTTCCAACCGACAGCTTGCGCATGGCGTATTTCATGCCATAGGCTTTCAAGGGCGTATTCTTGTTTGAATGTCATATCAACACCCGTGGATATGGATTTTAAAGCCCCCTTGACTTCTTCAAGCGGGTTGAATGTCTCGCCTCCGACAAGCCTGAATTCCCGGTTGGCAATTTTGATTGTGTTTCCCGCCATATCATAAGCCCCTGTGGAGTTCAGGTAAGACCGGGAGTTCGCCATAAAGAAACTTACACCTTTCGCCCGTGTTATCACGACATCTGCCAGCCCGCCGAGGAATAAATCGGGGTTATTTTGGGCAAAGGTCTTAATCGTGTTCTGAACCTCTTTGCCCGTGATATAGTTCGGGTCTTTGAGTTTCAGAAAGGCTTCTTTCAAGTTCTCAATAATCCCTGCGTCTTGACCTCCTTTCAGCGTTCCCATATTCTGAATGAACCTTTCAGGGATAAACTTCACGTTGTCACGGATGAAGTACGGAACAGAAGACATACGTTTCGCCCGGTCTTCATTGTCAACAAGCCATTGTTTGAAATTGTCAGGAACATCCTTGACCTCGTTTTTGCTACCCTGAATGGGTTCTTCCCCTGCCATAATGCGGCGGTTGTCTTCTGCCATTTCTTCCTCGGTCTTCAAGACCGTTTCAGCATGACAGCGGCAATGTGGATGCCACCCCGTGAACTTGAACGTCTTTGGATAAAGCCCTTTCAGTTCATCACAAATATCCTTGAACGCAACGCCGTTCAAAGTGTGGTTATTGCTCAACTTGATTTCAATCCCGACAACGAAATCAAGGTTTTGCCAACGGGTATAGTCAGCCGTGCGATAGGCGATGTTTGTTTCTGTGGCGGCGAGGCGGCGGGCGTTCTTGAATGAAGAACGGTAAACACCCTGACCGGGATGAAAAGCCGCCGCCCGCTTGGATAGCTGCATAACTCCGTGTTCATCCTTGACACGTCTGAACAATTTGTCGGGGAATTTCAGGTATTGACGCAGTTCTTTTGTCATGTCCTCGGCAGATACGCCGTTTCTCAAACCGACATCAAGACCGAGTTCGATTTCCTCTTTGAACTGGTTCGTATAATTCCATACACGGTCAGAGAGGTTCAGCCCGTTTGTCTTTCTCTGAATGAACGCTTCACGGGCTTCATCGTTCGTTGAGAAATAACGGCGGTATTGAGCCTGAGAGAGTTTTCCCACGTTGTTACCGAAAACCTGACGGGCGAGTTCGTTGTTCTTGTTGTTTGATAGCGTCCAAGCGGAGTTTATGCCGTTAACTATCGCCGCCGACAACCCGCTTTTTAGCCCCGACAACAGCCTTTCTATTCTTTTGCGTGTAATTGGGTAGTCGCTGAAAGAAAAGAGCTTGTCGGGGTTAAAATCGCCTATGGTCGCACCGATGCGTGCGGCTTCCTTGACAGCAGCCTCGTAAATCTGTTCTATCCGCTTGTCAAGGGCTGACAGGTCTTTCAGGTGTTGACGTTCCCATTTATTCAGCCTTGCCATCGTTTACCTCCCGTTTGATGAAATGTTCGCACTGAGGGTCTGAGAGAAAGCGACAGAACTTGCCGCCCGTATAGAACGGACAACGGCACATGAACGGTTTCCCGTTTGCACCTATTTCATGCCAGTCATAGCTATGCCCGCAGTCACGACATTGAAATTTCGGTTGTTCTTTGGTCTTTGGCGGTTGTCTTCTTCTTGATATTGCCATAATGTCCCCCTTTCTTGTTATTCAGCCATTTCAAGGCTGTCGTACATTTCTTCTTCCTTGATTTCTTTCAGTGTCTTGTCAACGTCATCGGACTTTCCGTAACGCTCAATGGATTCACGTTGGGACATAAGAGGCTTGCCACCGTTGGCTGTCATCAAGTTGTTGATGTCATCCTTTTCATCCGATATCGTGAACGGGGTAATGATGATTTCAGCTTTCAGAGCGTCAATGTCGGCGGCGTAGCTTTCCCCGAAGACAATCTTTGCGAAAGCCTTGATAACATTTATTTCACGGTCGAAAAACTCAATCAGCGGTCCTTTCTCATCGTTGACTTTCAGTTGTGCGTCAATGAACAGTTGTTTCCGGCTCTCTCCTGATAAGGCGACCTGCGACATCTTTTCGTAAGACCAATCAGGGAGTTGAAGCATTGTGAAATAGAGGTTTCTCAACTCTGAAACGTGGAATTTCAGGTTCTCAACGGCTTGTTGCCAAGTGACATACTGCGCTGTTGAGCCTTTCGGGTATTGCATGACGGCACGAGCTTCCTTATCAGGGCTTTTTTCATCGCCGTAACTTATCGCTTCATCAGCGAAGACGCAGAACAGCGGCTTTGAGTTCTCACGGATGTAATTACCGTTACGGCTCAAAGACCATTCAATTTCATAAACGGTATCTGACGTGAATTCCCAAATCGGGAAAGGACGGCAGGCGTAAATTGCGGGGATTTTCAAAAGCGTTATATTTTCATTCTCAATCTCCTGCCATGAACCGCTTTCAGAAGACCATTTGATGTGCTTGTTTGCCGTGTATGCGTCAAAGAACTTCACGGTCTTTCTCCCTTTCTTCCTTTGATAGCCGACTGACATTGCTATCATGTCGCCGTATTCATCGAAAAGGGGGTATAGGTCATCGCCGAGCATAGGGGAGAACGTGCGACAACGGATTTTCAGGGGGCTTTTTCTTCCGTAAAGCGTGTTGTTCTGTTCAAGGGCGTACCATAACGTCATAATCTCGCAGCCGGCAAAGAACCTATTCACACGGTCTATGTCAACGCTGTCGATGCGGTTCTTGTCGAGGACGCTTGTTATGAATGTCGCCACTTCTTTCTGTTTGTCGTTCTCAGGTTTGAACACACGCTTGACAGGTATAGCCGTAACCAGTTCTGTCATTCTCTTTGATGCGAGCTTCTGAAAGCCGAGCGCAATGCGGGTCACTTGCTGAATTCCGTCTTCATTCACGATGTCGGGGTATTTCTGTCTATCCATGACGGGGTGAAACTTCGGGTTATACTCCATTTCAAGCCCTTTTCTACCGCCCCAAACAGGGACGTTCACGGTCTTTTCACTCAGGGCGGCAATTTTCTGTTCTGCCGTCATGTCCGAATTTAAAATTTCTTCGATTGTCATTGTTTGATATTTTTTGAATTGAATATTCTGTTTGTTATCTCCGCAGCATTTTCGCAATTCTGTTCACGTTGATAGGTTTTGCATACCGAACGGGATAGAACGTGTTAGCCAAAGCGTCAAATTTGTCAGGGCTTCGCCCGAGGCGTTCTTTTATGTCTTCTTTCGGCTCAATATAAAGTTTGCCGTTTGACTTTACCGAGAACTTTATTTCCGTGGCTTCTTCGTCAAACTTGTCATCCGGCGGTAGCATGGCTCCCGTATTGTTTCTTGGGTTCAGCCAATCACGGACAGCCCAAAACAGATAAGCACGCATGTTGAAGAACTTGTTTTGCCCCGTGATGTCGCTCAGTTCACGCCCGTTAGGGGTCTTTGCGCTCTCTGAGTACTTGCAACTCAGGATATAATGCGGTTCGTCTTCAAGTTCAACGCAGCGGCTATAAACGCCCGCACCCTCGCCGATTGTGTCAATGCTGACGTAAAGACCGATGTTCTGTCGGCGGGCAACCATGATTTTTCCAGCCACTTTCATGTGGTCTGCCACGCCGCCTGAATTGTGTGTGTCAAAGGAAGCCACCCAGTTGTCACGGCGAAGGACATAACACGTTGCGTCACGCCCCATGCCCGCCACGTCAACTCCGAGAATATTGAGGTCAGCCCGAAGCGGTTCACGCCCTTTGGCTTGTTTCCAACGTTCATGCGCTTCTTCAAGCCATTGACGGGGAATAAGCGTGTCTTCATCGACTTTCGGGAACAGACCGAGGACTTTCTTTCTGAACAGGTCTTCCGGGCGATACCATTGCCCCTCGAACTCAAAGTCATCCATTTCTGATATGATTTCATCGGGGGATATTTTCTCACACCAATTTTCAAGTTTATCCAACACCCAATCATAGTCAACCTGACCGGGAATAATAATCTTCTTGCTTGCGATATTCGGAGCAGTCAGGCTGTTCAGACGGTATTTGTGCCAACGGTCTCCTTTCTGAGATTTGGCGGCATAGCCAACTGTCTTGTTTGGGTTGAAGACAAGAAGAATACGGCTGTCGCCCTGCAGGTTTCCCTCTATGGCGGCAAAGGTGTCATCCCCGATACCTGTAGCCTCGGTTACGACAAACATCGTGTGAACCGCATGAAAACCTGACCACGCTTCATGGTTGTGTTCATCAGCCTTGAAGCCTGTCAGGAACCATTCATCATTGTTTGTTCTTATGTCATAGGCGTTCAGTTTGCCTATAAGTTCAACGCCACGGGCTTTGGCTCTGTTGAAAAGGCGGCTTATCTCAGGCATCATGATGTTTTTTACTTGACGGTCTGTCGGGGCTGTCAAAGCGACTTTGGTATTTTCAACAAGTTCTATTTCGCCCAAACTGTTCTTTCTCCAGCGAGGGGTGAGATACAAGAAACAGATAGCGGCACAAGCCGCCACGAAATCCTTTCCACGGGCTGTGCCTGATGCAACCGATGTTCGCCTGTTGTGCTGAACGCTTGACAGTATTTCTTGCTGTTCTTTGTCAAGGGTCACTCCGAGGGCTTCACGGACAAACCTGTTCCAGTCTGCCCGCCATAGGTTCATCAGTTCAAGACCTTTCTTGCGGAGAATATCTTTATTCTGTTTCTTCATTGAGTTATTTTTTGCTGATTCGCCCTGTGCCGGGCTTTCGTTTTCAAATGGTAACTTTATACGAATGAATTATTTCAGAGCCACATTCGGGCGCAATCGGGGTTATTCTGCTTCGTCCTGCGTTTCGGCTTCATCCAACAAGCCACTTTCAATCAGCAGGGAGGCGAAAGATACATTTCCGTTGATGTCTTTCTTTTCGGGAGCGTAAAGACCAAGCAGCTTACGCCGTTCTTCAAGTTGTTTCCTGATTTCGGCGATATATGACGGGTCTCCGAGCATGATAACCTCCGTTTCCGTGCGCTCTGTCTGATACGTCCTGATTGAAGTCTGCCCCGTCTCGTTGTCACGGGCGGGAGAACCTTTCTGTTTGCGTTGCGTCTTATTGTAATCAGTCTTTGACTTTTCCCACTGTTCCCATAGTTCCCGGCAGGTTTCGTCAATGCGTTCAAGTTCAAGCGTAAGGGCAGCGTCCATGTCTTCAATTCTGTTTTCCCTCCATTCGTCAAGAAGCGTTTGCACGTCTTTATGAACCGTGGCGAGGGAATAAGAGGGCAGTTCAAGTCTTTTTACGACTTCTGATTGAATTTTTCTGAGGCTGTAACCCCGCTTGTACATTCCCGCCACGATTTCGAGACGGGCTTGTTTCAGTTGGTTTCTTTTCTTCTCTTGTGCCTTGCTCATAGTTCTTTTGTCATTGAAAGAAAGTTCAGATAAAAATCAAGGTTGCAGCTTGAAAGTTCGATGTATGTTCGCCCGAACTCAGGGAACGTATGAACAGCAAAATGGCTTTCGGAAAGCAGCCATAAAGCCGTGTAACCTTGTGGACTGAAATGATGTTCCGTGCAACTCAGAACATTGAAGCCCGCCTCACGGAGAAGTTCGTCGAACATCCCCCGCAGGGATCCCGGGTCTGTCTCTTTGACCCATTGGGAGTGATTCCAGATTTTTGCTTGCATGGTCTTATTCATTTTCAGTTGTTTCACTCTCAGAAGAAGTTTCAGAGGCTTCAAACTGAACCATGTCTTCTTCTGTGTACTCAATTTTCGGGTATTCTTTCTTTATGTCTTTCGGGTTTCCCTTGAAGAATACAAGGATATGTTGGTGTGTCTTTGCGACCTTTCTTGTCTCCATGTATCGGGCGGCTCTTAGGGCTGTTGATGCGGTCTGTTCAACAAGGATGATTTCGTTATACAGGAGAACGCCCACTTCTTTGAATATCCGTTTGATGTCGCCGCAGAAGTCATAATAAAAGCCTGTCTTCCGGTCACGGACATCGCCCACACAGATAACAGCGAAACGGTTATTTCTCAGGCAGCCGACAGCCGCCGTGAAAGCGTTCTTCAATATCTGAATGAAGTCTTCATAGCTGTCTTGATTGCTTGCGTCATTCGGGAGGTCTGAATACTTTTCAAGGTCAAAATATGGAGGACAACTGAACAGCAGGTCTTGGCTCTCGGGGTTGATGTGCTTCGCCACGTTCTGACCGTCATCGCAAATATAACGGGCGGTCATTTCAGCCACACGCTCGTTGTTCAGATTGGCTTGCTGTTCTCTTAGTTCAATGCCTGTGAATTGGTTGCCGAGATAAGCGGAAACAAAGCCGAAAACGCTATCGCCAGCGAAACAGTCAAACGTCTGACAGTTCTTGAACCCGAACCAGCGGCAAACGATTTCAGCCATAACAGGGTCAAGGATTGAAACGCCCTGAGCAACGATTTTTGACTGTTCACGTTCAAGGTCTTCTTTTGGAACGTACTTTTCGATGTACTCTTTGAACGTGATACCGAGTTCTTTTCTGTGTTCACGGGTTCTTTGATACAGGTCTTTGTACTTGATTTCAAGGCTCGTTACAAGCGTGTCATTACGGCTTTCGCCCATATCTCCAATGATGTCATACCACTTCTTTTTACGGTCTTGCCAATAACCTTTGCGAGTGTCAAGGATTGAGAATGGGGGAACGACAAAGCGGTCAAACAGTGATGATTCGGGTGCGCTGTTCGGCAGGGAGGAAGAACCGTTTCCGCTTTCGCTTTCTGACTTGTCTTCCCACAGGTCTAAGCCCCAATCAACAAGTTCATCCGTGTCCCATTCATTAGCGAGAGCGTCCATGTCCCACTCTCCATAACCCACGTTGTCTTTGATGATGAACTCCCGCTGTTCTGCGTCTGTCAATTCAGAAGCCTTGATAACATGGGCTGTCGGGCTGTCAAGCCACTTTTCCCAATGACTGCGTAAAAGGTCTCGTTCCGCTTCTGTCTTCTGTGCGTATCCTGAACATTCCCCAAGCCGGGTGTTTATTTCAGCGGGAGACATTTCAGCGATAGCGGACAAAGCCCGAAGACGCATATTCCCACCAAGAACCGTGAACGTGTTGTCAACGACTATCGGGCGAAGTTCAAGCATCTTCGGGAGAATGAGAATAGACCTAATCAACTTTTCAAACTTGTCATTCTTGATTGTACGGGGATTCGCCCCGTTAACCTGAATTTGTGAAAGATGAATCGTTTCTGTTTTCATACTCTTTTTTGCTTAGTGATTACATTGTACGCACAAAAATATGAAAAAGTGAGTATAATGTAATCACTTTTAGGCAAAAAAGGGGCTTTTTAAAGGGTAAAATCATTCAAAATGGCTGATTTCATCAAATCAAGGGTCTTTTTCTTGTACAAGTCATCAGGCGTTGTTCTGAACACACGCCAGCCCATGAGCGTAGCCGTATTATATTTCTCAAGGTCTCCGAGAAAACCTTTCGGGGAAGTGTGCCGCCCGCCCGTCCATACGCCACCCTCAACTTCAAGGGCGATTTTGTACTCAGGCACGGCGTAATCAAACCGCCACTTCCTGACTGGGTGAAATTTGAACTCTTTTACGCACTCTACTTTTAAATCGGTCTTACAAATAACCGTGAAAACGTCACGTAGAGGCGGTTTTGCGGCTGTCTGTGGGCTTTTCTTTGTTTTTGCGATACTTTTATCAGCTTTCATGTTTTAACGTGATTTTGGGGGTTGTTCAAGGGTAAGGAAAACAGAAAGGGGATTGCTCCCCTTTTGTCTGCGTTCCTTTTCTTGTCATCAGAACGGCAGGTCATCTGCGTTTTCGACAGCTTGCGCCCCGTCAAATGTTGAATTAACGTTCATCTGTGGGGCGGCTTTCTTCGCAAGCGGTTTCATGCCGCCGATAATCGGGAGGGCTTGTCTCTGTTCTTCTGACAGGGCTTCGTATATCTCCTTGTCAAGTGACTGTTTGATGCAGTGTGTTTCTTTGTACTGCGGGTTTTCCATTTCTATGGCTGGCAGGGTCAGGGACACGCCTTTCTCCCCGACATAAAGCCCGCTATCGTCAACCGGGATGACAAGGCAGCGTTTTGTTTCCGTGCGCCCTTTGAAGTTTGTTATAAACGCCCCTTTCAGTTTCAGGAGGTCTTCTTTGATTGAAAAATTGCCCATAATTTCTTGTTTTTTATTCGATTAAATATCTGCTTTCGTAATTCGTTCACTTCATTTGCGTTCAGGCTCTCAGGCTCAATGATAGCCCCGTCTTTGAGGGTTGCTCCGGGTTCTGAGCCAATAGGGTTTCTGTTGCCAGTGCTTCCGGGGGTGCAGCCGTTCTTTGTACGGTGGGAGCGGTTCACGTTTAATGGGTTCAGAACGTATTTCATAATCTTCAAGGCTTATTCTTCCTATTTCGTACTTCAAACTGTGTTCAATGGCTTTTGCCGTCAAACATTCAGCCCCGAGCTTTGCTATTTGTTTGACAGCCCGTTCAATCTCAGCGACAGACATTCCTAAACTTTCCTGAGCGTTTATCAAAGCCTCCTTTAACTCTTTGATTACTTCATCAAGGAGACCAATTTTTTCTTGAAAACGGTCACAAACATCATCCAAACTGTCTTTCATTTGTAGCCCTCCTTTTCATTGTCTTTCTGTTCATAACTCATAATGATGTCAATCACTTCTCCCGTCTTTTCGTCACGCTTGAAACGGACATTATGGAGAAAGATGTTTTCACGCTCAAACTGCCTTGAAGCGGAAGCGAGAAAGGCTCTGACTTCACTGATTTTTAAATTCCTGCTCATCGTTGCACACTGTTTGAACCCTGATTGTTTTCGTTGCTTTTCCGACCCTCTTCTGATAACTGTATTGAACATCGCCCGTTCTGTTTGTGAAGTAAACGTAACGGTCATTGTCACTGAAACGGTAAACCGTGATGCCGTCAACCGTGAACAGTTTTTCAACGGGGTATGATTGGTTAGAACTCGCCTTGACTTCTTCAACTTGTTTTGATTCGCACGCTGTCAGGGCTAATAGTGCGATTGAAATAATGACAATCTTTTTCATTTTGTTGGTATTTTAGTGTTAAACACGTCTTTCAGCCATTGTTTATACGGGCTGGCTGGTTTCCCGAAGAAAGCCATATTCGCTTTATAACTTTCATACATCTGTCTGCGGAAATCCGCAGGGATTTGTTTTTTCTGTTTTCTCAATTTCATATTCGTATTTGTTTTATTTTATTTACTTAATATCTACTCAATAAGTTGTAAAACATTCGTTTCTTCTCGATGTATTTAAGTCCGTTTCTGCGAAGTCCCCTTTTGTTCTTGGATACAATCATTTGACAACCTCTAACGCCAACATAGATGCAATCTGAATGATGTCTTTTAGCTTGTCTGAAAGCCCACCAAATCGCTTCACGGCAATATCGGTAACTATCATTCTGAACACCTTCATAGCCTTTTCGCATTATGAAATGTCCAATCTCATTAGCTTCTTCTTCTGAATAGCAAATTGTAAATATATTATTCATATCTATTTTGTTTTAAGTGAATAAACTCAGTTGTACGGGTCTGTCTTTGACCGTTCTTTCATATATCGGGCAGCGGTTTCTATAAAAGCATGAACCACTCTTAGCGGCTGAGAACCTTTCATCCCAAAGCCGCTTGTATTCTTCTGTTCCCATTTCGGCTTCTGTGTTCAGAAACTGAACCAGCTTTATGCAGAAGAAGCCCCGTTCCTCTTGCTTCTCATCGTGAAGCGTTGTCAGTCCGTTTCCTCTTGGTCTCATGGTCTCAACTGTTTAAGAAGTCTTTCAAGACCCCGCCCGTCTTTTATGCTTTTACCTGTCGCCCAGCCGCTGTAAGGGAAGAATGTGACTGTTTGCCCTTTGTGAATGAACTGTATCTGAGTGTTGTCACGCAGAACAATCTCAAAGCCGAGTTCCTGAATGCGGCTGACAGCATATTCAATGCGTGTCGGTTCAAGCCGTTTTTGCCTTTCAATGTCTAATCTTGCCATAACTTCATTTTATATGGTTGTTGAAATTTTTTATACACTCAAATAAATAATGCGCTATTATTGGCTGTACAGCGTTTCCTATGCATTCCGTTCTGTCCACCCTATCGGGAACCCCATTAGACTTTCCAGCAAATTTGGGTGAGGGTATAGACTGTCTTGTTCGCCATCCCGGATATATTCGTGTATATTGCCCCGATAAGTAGGGCTTCCGAAATATCGATTCCTGATTGCTCCGTTTGCTGTTGATTTCGCTGGGGTAGGCAATACAATATAATCGCTCCCTATTCTGTTGTATGCCAAAGTCGGTGCCAGATAAACACTGCCATTCCGCATCATACCCGATTTCGGAAAGGTCGCATAAGACTTGCTCAAATCCCCGAACAACGAGCATTGGGCTGTTTTCAATGAGTACGTAACGAGGTCTAACTTTCCGTATAATTCTGAACATTTCAGACCATAAGCCGCTTCTTTCACCGATAATTCCGACACCTTTTCCAGCAATGCTGATGTCTTGACAAGGGAATCCACCGCTGATGATGTCAACAAACGATGGGTTTTTATACGTTCTAATATCTCTGTTGATTTCATGTTGTTCTCCAAAATTCTTTTTTATTATTAAAGTCTGATAATCTTCAAGCTCACAACTCCAAACAGTCTTTATCCCTGCAAGGGCTGCTCCGAGCCCAAACCCTTCGATTCCGCTAAATAAACTTCCATGTGTTAGCATATATTCTTGTTTTTATTTGTTAAAACGGGCATTCTTCATCAGAGGGCTGAAAGTCATCCCAGTTGAATTGGGAGGCTTCAAAGGCTTCCTGCTCACGCCGTTTGATTTCTTCCTGTAAATGGTTATTGTTATCCCAAACGGGTTCTGTTCCGTTGACAAAGGGGCTGTAACGCCCGTTGTTCAGGTTATATTTGAACAGAGCCATTCCGCACTCTCCGAGGTGTCTGAACTTCACTTTCTTCACATAGATTTCAACCGTGTTTTCAAGTCGGTTTCTGTGAACGACAATACCAAAATCAGCCTTGTTGTAGAAGTTCGCCGAGCCGCTGATGTCATAAAGTGTCGGTATCTCAGGCTCACCGTCTTTGTTCTTATTCATCTTTGTCGGGTGCGCCATAAGGATAACCAACACATCATGCAGCTGTGCGAAGTTTGTCAGTTTGTCAAGCAGTCTTGATATGTATTTCGTCTCGTTCTTGCCCTCGCTTTCATCTTCAAGCCTGTTATACGGGTCAATAACGAGAACTTTAATTCCCTTGCGTCTGACAAGGAATTTCGCCCTTTCGAGAATAGCGTCAACTCTGAAATCGCTTTTCGGGGATATGAAGAAGAAATTTGTTTCAAGGTGTTGTTTCACTTGTTTGTACTCCCCGTATGTCAGGTGTTCTTTGTCAAACTGTTTACCCGTGAACTTCTCAATCAGCTTTGATGCGTGATATTCCAGCGGGGCGTTCTCCGGGCTGAAATAAGCGAAACGCCAGCCGTATCGGATATTCAATCGTTCTGCAATCTCGTCAATAAATTCAGATTTTCCCGAACTCGGAACGCCCGTGATAATACACAGACGCTTCGTTTCAAAAGAACACAATCGGTCAAAGTTGTCATGCCCGATTGTTACCCCTTTCTGCAAGCCATGCTCAAACAGGGCGTCAAGGGATTGTTCAAAGTCTGATAGCGTGAAAACGCCCTCAATCTTTATCTCGGGAGCGTCAGCGATACATTTCAGAAGACTTTCACGCCCGTACTTCTGCAGGTGTTCGTTGGCGTCCTTGCATCCGTCCCCGTATTCAATGACCCGGCAGCGTTCAGCCCCGAAACGTCTTATCAGTTCTTCTTTCAGAACAACGCCTTTCGTGTCCGTGTCGGATGCGATGTAAATTGTTTCTTTGTCATCGAAGTATTCTTCGAGATAGTCATCGAGATAATCAAGGTTTGAGTTAGCCCCGTTCGGAACGCTGACTACATCCGTCCGTCCGCATTCAAAGAATGACAGAGCGTCCATTTCGCCCTCTGTGATGATACATTCTTTCGTCCCTTTGATGTTGTCAATCCCGTATGGGAGAAGCTCTGCGCCTGAACAGAGTTTGAAACACTTGTCTCCCGTTCTGAATTTCGTGTTGACAAGTTCCCCGTTATGGTAGTAGTTGAATTGAACCGTGTTTGCCTTGCCGTTCTTCTGCGGCATCCATTCAAGCCCCTCTGTTACTTTCATCGCCGTCAGGGTCTTTTCGCTGATACCCCGCCCCCTGAACCATTCAAGGGCTTTCCCTGAGATTGAAGAACAGTCCTGACGTGGGGCGGGTTTCTTGTAAACGGGCTTCTCCCGGCGTATAGGGGCGGCGTTACGCCACGGACGGTCTTCTTTTTCCCAAGGTTCTTTTTCAGCTGCACAGCCGGAGAATCCGCAGTAATGACAGTTGAACTCACCTGTTTCAAGGTTGATGGAAAGACTTTTGTCACGTTTGTCGTGACGCTGGTCATGGCATTGTGGGCAGAAAACCTTTCTGTTCCCTGAACGCCCGTAGGGGGCTTTTATCCCGTATTTTTCCCAATTTATGCTCATAATAAAATCCAAGTGTTTGATGATGAATCCCAAGCGTGTCTATCAGACGGGCGGGGTGGGGCTGTCGGAGGTATTATCGCCTTGCCTGAACCGTATGTCCTTCGCCCTGAATTGTCATAGAACTCGCCGACACCGAGTTGAACCTTTGTGACCGTTGCACCGTCTTGACCGCCACGCCCGCCTCTGTCATTGTCGTAATTGCCCTCCTGAACTTTAACCCAGTTTGAGCCGTTATCAAATAGCCAGTCAAATGTCGCCGTCCACGCCCTTTTGTTGGATTGCCGTCCGGTCAGGAAATCGGAAGCCTGAACACGCTTGAAGATGTCTTCTGCGGTTTGTATCCAAACTTCACGGTTTTTGCCCCATTCGTCACAGCGGCATTTTATTTTTGTTCGCCTATTGTCATTGAGCTTTTGAACTTTCGGCAGAGAAACACAGATTGAGTTCCACAAGGCGCATATATCCTGATAAGGATATTTTTCTTTGCTCTCCTTTTCTTTTCTTTCCTCTCCTTTAGGGGTTTCTTGCGCAGAAAACCGTTCTTCATCCTGTGTTTTCTCGGAAGAAACATTTTGTTCCGGTTGTTTCTTGTCTTCAAAATAGGGTTTTGACGGGAGATTGGTGTTACGGGTTCTGTAAACATCTGAAAGGTTTCTGACAAAATTAGAAATCCATAAGACACGATGTTCGTTCCATAGCTCAATGTCAATTTTATTTAGATTTATCAAGACGTTGATAATGTCTTTCGCCTTTTCCTCTGTGACACGTGTTTTGGCAAGAAGATACTCCCAATTTGAAGCGTTTGAACAATCATAGAAATGCCCCTCACTTTCCCCGAGAATTTCAAGGAGTTTGAACCAAAACGCATATCCGTCATTCCCGAACTTGTTTTCAAGAATGAAAATCGTGCGCCCACCCTTGACAAAATGCGGGAAATAATCAACGGTTTGTTTTTTCGGTCTTGCCATAGCCTGATGGATTTATAAGGTTGTAAGAATTGATTTGCGGAGCTTCTCGTTCCTTGCGTTCCATTCAAAGGAGCGTATCATCCATTGACGGTAATCAAGGGGAATGTCCGCTATTCTGTTCCCCTTATATTTGCCAAAAGGCATGATTTCAATCGGGGCTTCTGCCCGTGCGTCAATCGCCCGTGTGTCTTCACGGGTATAATGACCGATGTCTGAAATGGGTATGCCTGACAGAAGCCGCCCACCCGTTCCGAACATTCGCCACATCTTCCCCTGTTCAAATGTGATGTCTTCAACACGCCCGAAGCGTTCAACATTGCCTCCGAGGTCAACAACCAAAGCATCTGTCTTTTCGGGGTCAATACGTGTGGCACGTCCGATAATCTGATAATACAAGGCGATAGAAGCCGTAGAAACGCCTAAAACGATGCAGTCGATACCTGTATAGTCAAAGCCCGTCGAAAGCACTCTGACGTTAAATATGACCCGTATTTCGCCCGCCCTGAAACGTGTGATGACCTGAGAACGTTCCGTCTTGTCCATTTCCCCGTAAATCACGGCTGAGTTTGGGTATTTCTTTGAAAGCGTTATAGCGTCCTCAACAGAGGGGACGAAGACAAGGATATGGCGGCGGTCTGAATGTCTGTTCACGGGGTTTTCAAAACT